CATTGATAAGATTATTGTGGCTACCTATGGTGTTGCCGCTGTGGGTATTAATATCCCTAGGATTTTTAATCTGGTTCTTGTGGAACCCGGGAAAAGTTTTGTCCGCGTTATCCAAAGCATTGGACGTGGGATAAGAAAAGCAGAAGACAAAGACCATGTTCAAATCTGGGACATAACATCAACCTGCAAATTTGCCAAGCGCCATTTGACCAAACGCAAACAATTTTATAAAGAAGCCAACTATCCTTTTACTCAAGAAAAATTAGAATGGATGAAAATCAAATAAAAAAACGATTGTTAGTTGTTGGGGACAGTTTCATGCGTACGGATCCAGAATATCCTGGACAGCACTGGAGTGAAATGTTGCCAGAATACGATGTATTGATGCGTTCCGAGTCAGGCAGTACTAACACTATTATTGCGCGAAACTTTTTTCAAGGTCTAAAACAAAAGCCAGATGCAATTGTAATAGGATTTACCATGAATGACCGTGTTGAATTCAACGACAACGGTGAATGGCTTACCAGTAGTTTTTGGCAACGTTTAACACCTGATCAAAGACTAACAGCAGATTACTATCGTGCAACATCAGATGAAGATATAAATTTATTCAAGTCTTGTGTGATAGCTAGATCGTTGTTTTTGACTTGTGAAAAATTAAACATACCATATGCCTATTCGCTCAATCAATTGTTTAACAACCGTGCTACTTTGCCGTATCCATCTAATCCTACTGTGATTGATATGTTGAGTGAATTTAGTGATAGAATGTGCGCCACCAATTTGGCAACCTACTCAGGTTTCAAAATGATTCCAGGATTTCATACTGACGATCCTGCGTGGCAAAAAAGATTTGCCACGGAAGTTGTGGAAATCTTAAACAAACCATTGACTTAATCGATAAAATATTGTAAAATTACTTATATGCAAATACTTACCCTAGACAACGTGGCATACAATCTCAATCACTTACCAGAAGAAGTGGATGACATGAGATTTGCCATACTCGACAACAGCAATTCAGCAGACCCAGACTATCATTATATTCCATTGATATTTTTGGAAAGTTTCAATGCTCCTGCGCTGGTGCTACAAGTTGGTGACCACAAAATTAAAATGCCCATGGATTGGCAGATACTAATCGGCGAACCAGACCTTGGCGACTTAGAAATGCTGCCGTTAACTTCGATCAATGATCGCGGATTCAATGCATTTCAATTCAATCCGTTGTCAAGTTTTAGACCCAGCTTTCCGCCAATAGAAATAATTGACGTGTATCAAGAAGTGTCATGGTATGCACCTAAACTCAAAAATGGTCAGATGTTATGCGTTCCCATTAACGAAGGACACAAACCTGACTGTGTGTATTTTGTCAAAGATGTCAGCCGCAATTGCGAGATTGTGGACTACAATAAAGCATGGTGATGCCATACACTGAACCCCAAGTATTTGAAATTATCAATCGCCTGGCCAGAGTGTATCTGGAAAGTTATCCCGACGATCGTGAAGGCCTAGAACGTTTTTTACGTTGGGCTCACTTGCAATACGGCTACCAATATGGGCAGCCTTAAACCAGGCGCCACATACATTTATGAACGTGTGGGCAACGAAGTGTATGCTCGAGAGTTTGGTGCTGATCCTGCTGACCGTAAGTTAATGGGCTATGCATATGATCCTGTAACCGGACACAAAATCGAATATGATGCTAGAACTTCAGACGGTAGGCCATTACATGATCACCTAATGGAGGACAAACTGTGGGGACAAATACGCAGAGCCGCACTAACCAATCCCACTTTACAAGATGCACTGGAACGTGCTATAATGATTTATAAACTGACTAAAACACAATGAGTGATAAACTGACCATTGCCAATGAGATGAAGATGTTTGACCGCAAGGTTAGATCATTCTATGACGATCTCACTGCCGAAGAGCGGAAAAAGTTTTCTAACTATCTTATGATACGTTGGGGTTCGGCAGTAGAAGGTTCAAGAGAACTTCAAGAGTTTTATGTAATTGCCACTAACGAACGACTGAACAAACACTTCTTCAATGTAAGTAAACATCCAAAACTGCAATGGCTTATGGCTACCAGTGTGAGTCCAGACTTGGGCACACCCAGGCATAACTGGATTGCGCCCAAGAAAAAAGAAGCAGGTGCTAGTGCCCGACGCAAAGCATTGGCAGTCATGTATCCTCACTACAAAGATGATGAAATAGATGTCATGGCGTTGCTTGTGTCTGACAAAGAAATCAAACAATACTTAAAAGACTCCGGCGAAGATTCCAAATGACACAATGTCAATTCTGCAAAAAAGACTTTGTTAAAGAAACTTCTTTGGCAGTGCATGTGTGTGAGCCTAAACGGCGTAGGCAAGAACGAGCAGAGCGTGGGGTGGAACTGGGCTTTCAAGCCTACATACGTTTTTATGAGATGAGCCAAGGATCAGCCAAGCTCAAGACCTTTGATGACTTTGCTGACTCGCCTTACTATCGCGGCTTTGTGAAGTTTGGCCGCTATTGTGTGAGCACAAGAACTATCAATCCCAAACAGTTTCTTGAGTGGCTGCTCAAGAACAACAAAAAGATTGATCGTTGGGCGTCAGATCAATTGTACACAGAATATCTCATACAGCATTTGCCCGTGGAGAATGTAAACGATGCACTGGCACGAGCAGTGGAGTTTGGAATGGACTGGGCAGAAAAGAATTCAGCACAACCGCAGGACTGCTTGAGATACGGCAGCACTCCAGCCATGTGCTATGCAGTCACAACAGGTAGGATATCACCTTGGGTAATTTATAATTCAGAGTCTGGACAACAGTTCTTGGGTGAACTCTCTCCTGATCAGATCAGCATGGTATGGCCTTACATTGACTCAGATGTATGGCAAAAGAAGTTTCACAATTATCCTGCTGATCAAGAGTACGCAAAAGATATATTGAACAAGGCAGGTTGGTAACGTGATAGGAAACATTGGTCAAACTGGCAAGTATGTGGCAGTCACCGGCGGCCCAGGCAGTAACTATGTGAACAACGCTGGTTACATGGGGGTAGGGCAGTTACAATACAACACTGCCACTCAACGGCTAGAAGTATACAATGGCACCAGTTGGCAAATGCTTAACTTGGGCACTTACTATGTTGGATTGAATCCAGATGCTGAAGCAATCTTAGACTGGGCACGTGAAAAGATGCAAGAAGAACAAGAAGCACGTGCCATGGCTGAACAGTATCCTGCTGTGGCTGATGCCATGGGTGCTGTTCGTGAGTCTGAACAGCAATTAAAAACCATTGTAGCACTGTGTAGAACATGAGCGCAGAGTATCTATGATATTGATGTTGCTGATAAATATTATTATGAATTTTATTGACAACAAATATACATTATGGTATCAACATCTTATTGCAACTAGGAAGAATCGAGTTCTTCCTAAAGAGATATACGTTGAATCTCATCATATCATTCCTAGATCACTTGGTGGCACTAATCTTAAAGATAACAAAATTAAACTGCTACCAAAAGAACACTTCATTGCACATTTATTATTGACTAAAATGGTCAGAGGCCAAGATAGGTATAAAATGTGGAAAGCATTTAACATGATGTTGACAGAGAACAAAGTCGATCAATCTAGATATTATCCAACTTCTAAATTCTATGAATTAGCAAGAAAATTAGTGGGTCAAGCATCGTCAGATTGTAACAAAGGAAGGACTCCTTGGAACAAAGGTATTCCTAGAAGTACTAAAGTAAAAGAAGCAGTTAGTAAAGCCAATACTGGAAAAACTCCTTGGAACAAAGGTATTCCTAGAACACTAGAAGAAAAAATTTTAATGTCGGCAAAAAGAAAAGAAACTGCACAATCAACAAACGCCTGGAATAAAGGGCAAAAACTAACTCTAATAGAATGTGAACATTGTAAAAAAATGATTGGTGGAGAAGGAAATTACACCAGGTGGCACGGAAAGAATTGTAAAGAAAAATGAAACAAGCGGATATAGATTTGGACGTTCCGGATCGTGCTCGAATACTAGAGCTGATCCAGCACACCCCTGCTAGACAAGTTGTGGATGGCAAGGTGCGTCGTCATAATTCTGGTATCTACATCACAGACATTCCCAAAGATATACCCAATGGCTGTGCGGCCATAGACTATGAGTCAGCAGAACAGCGTGGATACTTCAAGATAGACTTGCTGAACATGAGTGTGTATCAGTTGATCCGTGATCCCGCACACTATGCTGAAATGCTGGCAGCCGCACCGCCATGGCAGAGACTGTGGACTGATACTGCTTGGGCCAGTCAACTGGTGCATGTGGGCAATTATGCAGACTTAATGGCGTCAATGCGACCAGATTCTATCCCCAGAATGGCAGCGTTTATTTCAGTTATTCGTCCGGGCAAAGCACATCTACAGAATCGCTCTTGGACAGAAGTGTTTGCTGAAGTATGGAACGGAGATGACTCACGTGGATACACATTCAAGAAAAGCCACTCGGTCTCCTACGCAGCTTTGGTAGCATTACACATGAACCTGCTCAATCAAGACGCCGCACAAGTGTAATTGATTTTCGTTTGGTTTTCTTGCGAAAAATGTCGTTCAGGCTGCATATAGGCCCATGAACAATTTCTAAGTCTTTGTTGGCAAATGTGCGCAAAGTGGCTCGAAATTCTTTCCACTCGTCCCGCAGAAATATATTGATTGGAATGCTTCGATTGCTTTCCCACCACCAGGTGCTGGCAAGCTCTATGTACTTGAGTTTTTGCGCTTGATCCTGTATGGCTCCAAAATCATAGATAGTGGTGATAACTTCGTCCCTGTTTTGCACGATACCAACATATTCGTCATTTGCATAAATGCATAGAGTTATAAACGGATATTTGTCTGCTAGTTTATTAAATAGATTTTGGGACATGTTTTGTATTCGGGTTATTTATAACGCAGACTCAACCGATATATCTAATACTAAATACAATAATGTATGCAACCACTGTTTATATCTATCAACAAATCCAGCGAGTTTTATTAATTGACACCAGTGGTGCGTACTTTGACCGGAGGTGGGATCCAGTGTACGCAAAAAAACTAACAATCAACAAGGGTGTCGACAATGTGATCCTGTTTGAGTTTGTAAATCAAGATCAAAAGCCAGTAAACATTACTGGCAGCACTTTTGTATTCAGACTGATCAATCTCGAAGGCGATGTGCAACTAATCAGCAAAGAAATGGTTATCCTTAGTGCGCCATTTGGGCGTGCCAAAGTCACATTGACTGCAGCCGAAACAACAGAATTCCCCACTCAAGAAGCCAGCTACAGTATAGATCGCACATCTGGCAATCTTAACGAAGCAGTATTTGTGGATGCACAGGCACAAGCTCGTGCAGACGTCAGCATACAAGATTCAGTGCTGCCGGAGTTTGTGCCCAGCCAGACTGTGACCATTCCCACAATATACGGTCCTGAAATTTATATGAATCCTGTAAATGCAGGAAACTACCCTGACTGGGCGCTAAATCCGCCAACAGCAGGAAACGTAAATCCCAATCCGCAACGCTATACCAGCCAAGTTCCGACTAATGGGGCTAGCCTGACCACATTTCAGCTGACCATGGATCATTTTACAGGCAATGTCAAAGCTCAGGCAGCCGAAAATTACGAAGCATTATGGTATGATGTGGGCAACTTGAACATTTACTACAACAAAACTGGATCTGAATACATTAATGTAGCAGGATATCATCCATTGTTACGTTTAGCAATTGACAGCTATTCGGGTGCAACCATTGTTTCGCCTGCTACCGCAAACGCTCAAGCAGCCAATGGTGTGGTAACTGGCATTACTATCCTTAATTCTGGATCAGGATATTTGGCTCCTCCTAAGGTGACCATCATTGGATTGGGTGCCGGAGCAGTTGCAGAAGCAGAAATTACCGGTGGACAAGTGTCTGCCATAAATGTTATTGATGGCGGTCAAGGATACACGCCAGGGCCTGCAACACCCAATACTCCTGCATCAGTTACAATTTCAACTGGTGCTATTACCAATATAATTTATAGATGAAATTTAAAAAAATTGTGGGGTTCGGCGACTCATGGATGTATGGAGATGAGTTATTGGATCCTGAATTGAGTCGTCAACACAAAGACGCACACACTTGTTGGCATCAAAACGATCCATACAGAAACACACACAGCTTCTTGGGACTCCTGGGCAAACACTATGATGTGCCTGTAGAAAACTTTGGCGTGCCAGGTGGATCAATGCAAAGTTCTATTTGGACTTTTCTTTGGTGGCTGGATCACGAACCAAATCCTGAAGAATGCCTGGTACTAGTTGGACACACTGATTCTGATCGCCTGACTCATTACAACCCCAATCATGTGAGTTTTGGTAACGATCCGCCGTGGAACAAATTCATACACAGCACCTGGGTTGAATATGGATCTACTGTGGTGCCTGAACCATTTAGAGACATGATCAAACGGCAACTGGTATTAACCAACTGCTCAGAATTGGCCAGGCTTAACTACCAGCAAACTGTGCTATTTTTTGATGGCGTTGCTGGACGTAAGAACATACCACTCATGCAATTTCACATCATGCCTGCAGATGTCAGCATAGATTTACCTACCATAATCTGGCCAGGATTTTCAACCACAATGTGGTTCAGAGACATGCCTGGCAATCAGCATAGGGAGATGATCATGCCCGGCGGCCATCCTAACGAAGATGGGCATGTTTTGGTTGCAGACAAGTTGATTTCTACAGTAAACTCTGCTACAATGTAGCAATGCTTGACATCCTTGCGTACCTACCTGCAAAAAAGAAACCCACACCATCAGGTTGGTTGAGTTTCAATGCGGTTTGTTGTCAGCATAATGGCAGCACTAGAGACACAAGAGGCCGTGCTGGACTCAAAGCTACCGAAGCAGGATGGAGCTATCACTGTTTCAATTGTGCCTACACAGCCAGTTTTATCATGGGTCGGACCCTAAGCATTAAAGCTCGCAGACTCCTGATGTGGATGGGTGTGCCAGACATTGAAATTGAAATGCTCAATTTGGAAAGCCTTCGGCATCGTAGCATACATGGCATACTAGAAGATCGACAACAGGCTTGGAATCAACTGGCCGGCATTACATTTGAAGAACGAGACCTGCCACCACATGCTGAGTTGTTGATGCCCGAACATGGTCCATATTGGGACTATGTGCGTAGCAGACATGTGCCCGAAGACTTTCCTGCTATGGTACAGATAGAGAATGATGGTGTTCATTGGACACGCCCGCATGTGGTTATACCATTCACATACGAAAACAAAATTGTAGGATTTACCTGCAGATTTTTAGACAACAAGCAACCCAAGTTTATTTCAGACAGTCAACCAGGCTATGTGTTTGGCACAGATTTACAGCACAACAACTGGACCAATGTGATTGTAACAGAAGGCATCTTTGATGCATTGAGTATTGGCGGTGTGGCGGTGATGCACAACACCATAAGTGACGCACAGGCTCGACTGATACGCAACCTAAGCAGAGACATAACTGTAGTGCCTGATCAAGATCTAGCAGGCATGGAACTGGTGGATCGTGCTGTGGAACTGGGATGGGCGGTAAGTATACCCGAGTGGCCAGAAAAATGTAAAGATGTCAATGATGCTGTGGTTGTGTTAGGGCGTGTTGGTACATTGCTAACTATTATGGCAGCCAGAGAAACCAGTAAGATTAAGATAGAACTAAGGAAGAAACAACTTGTTAAAAGAATACGGACTTCTTGATAAGTCCTCGTGCAAGTTTTGTAGCAAGTATTTTTGCACGATGTTCAGGACTTTGTTTGAAACCTTTTTTCCTGCCAGAATTCTCTTTAATTCGTTCTAGTTGTTCAACAGTTCTTTTTTGACCCTTACAACCTGCAATACTTTTAGCAATAGATTCAGCAGATCTAGTCTTTCCTGTGTTTGCAATTTGCAATTTTCTTTTTGTTTCTTTAGAAACTGTTGTGCCTAACATCCTACCTTTACTAGCATTGCGTATTTTTTCTAAAGCATCGGGCGTGTGTTTATAACCAGAACTACCCTCGCCACCATCAGATTTGTTTCTAAGAATTCCAGTGCCTAAATCTTTACGACCGTACCATCGTATTAGTTTACGCTCTAGTGCAAAGGACCAAAGTTCAGTGAGATTGCAAGATATGATAATTATTTTTGATTTGTCTACTGGCGGCTTTACTTCTAAAAGTCCTTTACGCCATGCCCTATCTTTAGAGCCTTTGCCAATGTAATAAGGAGTACCGTTCTCTCTTAGATATGCGTAAACGTAGAATCCGATTGGATAAGTATTCATGCTGATGTTCCTCCAGAACGTTAGAGTAGTTGGGAATTCCACCTCCGCGAACTACACCTATATTTATCAGATGAACTTGTTTTTACTTCATGTATATGTTATAATACCCTATGCTTAAAGATTATTCTCTCGATGTCCAACGTTTATTTCTAGAAATGATGTTGGAGGACGCACAAAGCTATGTGCGTGTTCAAAACATCTACAACCCGCAGAACTTTGACAAGAGTTTGCGACCTGCGGCTGAGTTTATTAAAGAACACTCAGACAAGCATAAGACCTTGCCGGACCGCATGCAGATTTCAGCCACCACTGGTGTTAAATTGCAAGCTGTTCCAGACTTGAACGAAGGACACTTTGACTGGTTCATGGGCGAGTTTGAAGCATTCACCCGTCGACAAGAACTGGAGCGAGCTATTTTAAAAGCCGCAGACTTGTTGGAAAAAGGCGATTACGATCCTGTTGAAAAGCTGATCAAAGATGCAGTACAGATATCACTTACCAAAGACATGGGCACAGACTACTTTGCTGATCCTAAGGCTCGCATTGAGAAGTACTTCAACTCGGGTGGACA